CTTCGGCAGGTCGTTGTGCCACTCCGTTTCATGCGCTTCGTGTCTTGTGCCATCTGCAAACACCACCGGATTCTTCAGGCTCAGATGCACCTTGTAGGTCGCGCCTTCATGCTGAATGCCAAGCGCGTTGTGCAACTGCCTCAGGACGGCTTCCGGAGAATAGCCATGATTGTCCATGAACTCTTCGCGGTCGAGGTCTCCACCGGACAGTTGCGCGTATGAGTAGTCGTGAATATCGTTTCTTTCCAACCACTCATTGATTTTTGAGCGCATGTCCGGCCCAAAGCCGGCGTAGTTGTGCCTCACATCCTCCGTGCTGCTCGAGGAATATATCCCCGGGCCCATGTCCGACTCCGGATTCGCTTTGCTGAGGTCGAACTTGTTCCAATCTCCCAGAGACCCCAAATAAGTCGCCTTGGGAACCAAGAAGTGGTTGCCCTTCATGTGTTCCTGCAGGTTCGCTTCGCGCTCAGGGCTGCCGACAGGGTGAAACGGGTCTACTTGCCCGCCATCCGCGCGCTCGAGAGGCGCCGGAGCGACAGATTCAGGCACTCGAACGCGAGAAAACCCCGGGTCCACCGAGATGGCCAAGTTTTTGGCCGTCATCAGCGCCCGTCGGAGGGCTTTCGGGTCGATTTTCACGGCTTTTCAGGAGGTTTCTTGCCGTCTTTGAGCATGATGTCGCCCGCCAACTTGAGGAGCGCCATTCTTTCTCGGCTTTGACGGTCGAGGTCTCGGTTCCTGTCGTCTGTGGCGTGGAACGCGGCCTTCATCTGGACTTCTCTCGCCCTCGTTTGGGCATCCATGACCTCTACTTGGGCAAGAGTCTGGTCCACTGGGGTATCGACTTGCCGGCTCGAGTCGCCCGACGCAAGGCCGCCGGCCGCCTTGTGCTGCGCCTCCATGCCCATGTGCGCAATTTCAGCCTTGGTCTTCTCTTCTCTGGACTGCGCTTCCTTCGCGCGCGTGTCGGCGTCCTGCTTCTTGATTTGCAGTTCGGCCATCGCCTTCTGCACCTCGGGCGGGGGCTGCTGCGCGGCGCCCGCGGGAGCCATGAACTGCTGCGGGTTGTTCCACCCGATGGCCTTCAGCGCGGCCATGTCGATGGCGACGGCGTTGTAGAGCGCCGGGCTGCCCTTCTGCAACTCCTTCAGCGCCATGACCTTCATGAGTCGTTGCGCATGCGAGGCGGTGTTCGGGTCCGCTTGAGGCACGAGGTCGCAGTTCTGCAGCGCCTCGAGGAATACCTTCTCGGTCCACTGCTGCTTCGACGGGCACTTCTGGTCGAGGAACGCGTCCGGGTTCTCGCGGAAGCACTCGACGAGCAGTTTGAACTCCTCGGCCTGCGCCGCATGCAGGCGCTTGTGGACAGCGTTCATCACCTTGGCGGCCTGCTCAATCATGGCGAGAGCCGTGCCCACTGGGAGTTCCTGCTTGCCCTCGCCGACCTGCGCCTCAGAGGTGCCGCCGATGCGCTGCCCGGTATCTGCCATGTTCTGCACGAGCCCCATCAGGGCCTCGGAAGGCGGCTTGTAGGGCAGCGGCATGATGGCGTCGGAAATCTTCATGCCGCCCGTCTTCACGAGCGCGCCGCCGCCCGGGGGCACGCGGAAGATGTTGGTGTTCTGCCGGCCGCCGCCGTCCGCCATCAGGAAGCCGGGGAAGTTCGAGTACATGCCGGCGTCGAGCAACTCGCGCCACGCCGCGGTGATGGCGTTCGTGGTGTTGCCGAGGATGTGCAGCAGGCCGATGTCGTAGAACCCGATGCCCGGGATGTAGGTGTACTTCACGAACCGCTTGCGCGCGACTGGCAAGTCCTTCGTGTCTTCGGCGTAATTCCTCACGATGGACAGCGCCTTGCGCGAGGACACATCGATGGTGACGGTGTACGGAATCTCGAGACCCGTCACCCTGCCCTTGTGCTTATGCTCGAAGCCCTTGATGTCGAGTTCGCAGTAGCACTCGTAGATTTCGCGGTCGCGGTCGTCCGGATTCGAGGGGTCCGCGGAAATGCCCTGTTGGCTCTTCTCCTCGCGCTGCAGGCTGTCGAGGTTGGGAGCGGATGGCGTCGAGAGGTCCACATCGTCGTACACGCCGAGAATCTGCAGGCGTTTCACGGTCGAGGGCCGCATCATCACGCGATGCGTGACGCGACGCGCGTTGGCGAGGTCGGTCGCCGCGTTGTTCACGATGAGGTCGTCGGCGTCCACCGACTCGGAGACAGGCCGGCTCCGGAGCGGGCAGTTGTAGACCTTCTTGAACGACGAGCCGCCGAAGCCGAGCATGAAGAGCATGCGGTCCGTGTCCGGGTAGTATTCCGGCGCGCGCGCGGTGAGGTAGTGGTTGAGGTCGAGTTCGAGCGCCATGGCCTGCGCATCGGAGACGATGCCGCCGAACTGCGAGTCGTCGCGGACTTTCACCGGGCCGTCGGTCGGCAGAAGTTCGCTGCGCGCATTCGCTTGGAAGCGCAGCACAGCCTCGAGCAGAAGGGGGTGACGGACCTTGCTCATGCCCTCCACGGGTGCGCCGTCTGCAGCGCCCTGCAGGCCCGGGATTTCGACCTTGAGGCCGAGGAGACGGAGGCCCAGAGAGCGGTCCTCAATCCATTCCTTGCGCGTCTCCATGTCATCGGAGATGCCGCGGAGGAGGTCCTCGACGATGCGTGAGACCTCCATCGGGTCGATGTCAGAGATGAGGTTCTCATACCACTGGACCGGGCCTTCGCGCTTCGGCTTTTCCTCGATGGGCGTGCCGTCGAGAGAGATGGTGACGCTGCCGTCACCGTGGTCGATTTTGAGGATGTTGCCGTCGGCGTCGTACTCTGGCACTTCGCCCGATTCATCGGCGTGTTCGACTCGAACCTCGGCGTCGTCTGGCGATTCGTCAGGATGGGGCGCAACGATTCTCAGGTTGGGCGAGAGCCCCGGAACGAGTGGCATGCTCAAGCCTCCTTCACGGCGAAACCTTCGAGATTCTGCATCTCTTCAACGAAAAGGCGGATGCCTTCCTGTGCGGCCAGAGTATCCGTTTTCCGCTGCAAAGTGTAGACGCGCCGGTGGTCATGCGGAGGCAACCCCCACACGGTCACCTCCCATGTTGGGACGGGGCTGTCCTCGACCTTGTCTACGGTGGCGTTGGCTCTGACGGGGGTGGAATGTTCCATGTGGAACCTCATGCGGGGTAGAGGGGGATGCTCTTCTGGGGGTACTGCTTCTGCATCTCGAGTTCGTGGAGGCGCTCGGACGACCGGGTGAGGAGGCCGAGTTCTCGCAGGTGACGCAAGGCCTGCGAGACCGTATCGACGAGGTCGTCGTGCTTGCCCTTGGGGAACTGGCCGACCTGAGTGATGACCATGTCGGCCCACGAGCGGTCCGGCGCCCACACGATGCCCTCGGCGAAGAGGTGCTGCACCGAGTAGAGCCGGGCCAACTTGTCCTGACTTTTCGGGTCCTGCAACTGCACGGACCACCGTTCGTTCGCGTACAGCCGGCGGATTTCCTGATGGACGGAGATTCCTGCCGCTTTGTTCTCGATGAGCAGTTTGTCCACCTTCAGGGAGTTGCAGGTGCGGGCCACCTTCTCGACGAGTTCGTGGAGTTCGAGGCGTGACTGCCACGCGTGCATCAGCATCACCTTCGGGGCGCCTTCGGTGTGCGCACGCTCGAGGTAGACAGGCCTCCCCTCTCCATCGATGACGCGGGTGGCGGCCGAGGTGCCGTCTTCGGTGAAGATGCCCCACACGGTCAGCGCCGACATGTCGTTCATCGTGTTCGTCGTGTAGGCGGTGTCGAGCGAGGCGACGATGAAGTCCATCGGCGGGTAGGAAGGTTCCTCCCATGTCGTCCACCAGTCGCGCTTGATGACACCACCGCCGGCGGGCTCCGGGCGCTGCTGCAACTGCCCCGCAGCGCGGTAAGGGCCCAGACGAGTCTCGAGCCTCTTCGTCGTCTCCTCGCTGAACCTCTCAGGCCAGAGCAGTTCGTCCGGCGCCGTGCGCGGGTCAGACCATCCGATGGGAGTCATGAACGCCCGCGCGGGCTCGTAGCGCATCGGAAGGCACAGGTGGACCCAGTCGTTCGACTCCTTCTCGAGGATGTGCCCCGTCAGGTCGTTCTCGGCGATGCGCTGTTGAATGATGATGAAAGCGCCGGTGTTCTGGTCGTTCAAGCGGGTGGCCATCGTGCCCTCCCACCAGTCGATTACGGTCTCGAGCGTCACATCCGAGTTCACATCGTCCGCAGCGTTCGGGTCGTCGATGACGATGATGGAGCCACCCTCTCCGGTCACCGCGGCGCCCACAGACGAGATGAGACGCTCACCACCTTGGTCGTTCGAGAAGCGACTCTTCGTGTTCTGGTCGGAGGTCAGTTTGAACCGATTCCCCCACCTCGCCTGATACCACGGGCTCTCGATGAGACGCCGGCACTTCACGCTGTCTCTGAGCGACAACTGGTTCGCATACGACGAGTGCAGGAACTGCACGCCCGGGCCAGAAGTGGCACTCCTCAAACCCTGAGCCCATGTCCACGCCGGCAACGCCACAGAACAGGCCGAACTCTTGCCCATGCGAGGCGGAATGTTGATGAGAAGCCGCCTTATCTGCCCATCCACCACAGCCTGCAGATGCTCGGCTACAGCCTCAATCGCCCACGAATCACGCCACGGGCTCGAGTCCATGAGCCGCCAACCACTCTGCAAGAAGGTGTACAGACTCTCTTCACAGTCCGCACGGTCAAGGTCAAGCAACTGCGCATCGCGGTCAATCAGCCGACCGCCAACGGAGATGACGCTACTCTTCGCCATCCTCCGACTCCCCCTCTTCCTCGGTGAAATCGGCAGCACCCTGCAAGATGCGACGCAACGCCTCGCGGTCCTCCATCGACATCCGGTCCGAATCAAGCGTCTTCACAGACTCCGTCTGCAACGGACCACCGTCCGCACCGGTAATCTCCGTGCGCTTCGTCTCCCGATACTCCGAACCACCCTTCGCCTTCAGCAACACAGTCGCCGCAGCCACCGCACTCTTGTGCTCCTTGTCGGTCGCAATCGCCAACAGAGTCGCCTCAATCTGACTGCACATCTCGATGTTGCCCATGTCGAGTTCGTACCGGAAGTACTTCCTCAGCGTCTCATCACTGCAGCCAATCCCCTCGGCAATCTTGTCGTGACTCCAACCCATCGACGCCAACTTCCGAACCAACAGACGATTGGGCATCGTCGGGTTGAATGGCGGACGACCACCGGGCGGGGGATTCTTCTTGGGCATGGCGGAAACATACCACAGGGAACCCACCGGCCATATGGGACCCGGTTTTTTTTGGGGGGGGGGTATGGGACCCAAGGGGACCCATTTTCGGAAATGTGACGGAAAGGGGGGGATGAAGGTGAATGGGACCCGGGCGCTTTTCCCACAGGGGGGGTGCCGGGGGGTCGCGGCTGTCCACAGGTTTTCCACAGGTTATCCACAGGATACCCACAGGTTTTGCACAGGATGCCCACAGGATTGTCCACAGGCTCTGAGACGCACGGAGACGGCGCGTGAGCGGCTCGGGCTCGAGGGCAGGCGCAGGTAGCGGGCCGGCGCGCAGAGCGCCTGAGGAAGGGTGCGCGCTTGGCCTAGCCCGGCGCGCGCGGGCAATCAGACTCGAGGCCATCGAGCCGCGGCGCGCGGGAAGTCACGCCACGGTAGGGGGAGGTGCCGGCTGCTGAGATGCCCGGGCCGGCGCTCGGGTCAATCACCGTCTCAACTCGGGGAGGAACTCAGGTCTCTGCGATGTGAGCGTACCACCAACGGCGCAGACTGGCTGCGCTCTTGACGCTGTCGCGGTCGGCGCGGAACTGGTGGCGCACCGACTGGTCGAGCACGCGGGCGCGCTTCTTCGCCTCGGCGCGGGTGTCGTGGGTCGTATACGGCAGGTGCGTGGTCCACGCGGGCTTGTGCTTGCTGCCGGCCTTGACGGTGAGCCTGATGACCCAGACCGGATACTTGGAGTCTTGGCCGCCGATGCTCGTCTTGATGCTGACCTTCATTTTCCCTCCTGCCCCACGGGGCGTTGTGATTGGTCTTCGGCCTGCTGCGCCGCGCGCAGAGTGAAGCCGTGCCAGTTGATGAGTTCGTCCACCCACTTCCACACGCTCGGGTCGTGGATGTGGTGCTCGGTGTCCTTGAGCCCGTAGGGATGGACCCATCGGGTGATGAGGCTGCCGGTCTTCCGAGCCGTCAGGCCCGAGGACCGTCCGCCGAACAGCGGGAAGGTCTCGCCGGGGTTGATGAGCGACACCTCGAGCCGGGTCTGGCCGTCTGGCGAGGTAAGCGTGAGGATGTGGCTCATGCCGCCACCTCCTGAGCCTGAGCCTTGGCCCAAGCCTTGCCGGCGCGCCTCGCGCTATCGATGGTCTCGAAGAGCCGGGCGTTGCCGGCGGCGTCGAGCAGCGGGCAGGTGTTGCCGTTGGCGGTCGGGACGATGCAGTAGCGCGTGGTGCGGTTGTTGAACCCGGCGTTGCGGCCGTGGCGAGTGATTCGCCGATGTTCGATGCGGTACATATGACCTCCGATGATTGATTGAATCGACGACAGGGAGTTTACCAGAGTCAACGCCACTGTCAACAACTTTCCAAAAACAGGTCCATCCATATCGGATGCATTCACTTGTTGACACCGGCAGAAACCTCCTGTACCATCTCCACCGTCGAGTAACCAATCGCATACCGGAGGTCCCCATGAAGAAGCCCGTCTCGATGATTCCCGTCTGCATCTCGCTGCGCGTCGCTGCCGCCAATGTCCACTCGAGCAACTTCGAGCACGAGGTCGCCCACCTCGAGGCCATGGGCAACATTCAGGACACGGTCGAGCGCATGAAGGCCGCGCTGACGGCTTGCGTGGCAGGCCACGACCAACGCAGCAAGGACCTCGGGCTGCGCATCGATGACCCGCAGCACATCCTCGAGGCCCGTCAACTTCTCGCCAACCTCGGCTAATCACCACAGAGACAGGAGACACGACCATGGACACCATCGAAACCCTCAACGCTCAACTGCGCCAAGCCATCGCCGAGCGCGATGCCAAGCAAGCGGCTTGGGCATCTGCCCGCGACTCTGCGCCTGAAGTTCGCGCCGCTTGGGACGATGCGGATTGGGACCGTCTGCAGTCGCAGGCGAACCGCGCCATCGACCGGGTGCTCGACTTGGAGCGCGCCATCCGCCGCGCCAACGGCATCGACACCTCCGTTGGCTGACCCGCTCAAAAAGTTTCCACGCAGGGGTTGACACCGGCAGAAACAGCCTGTACCATCTCTCCATCGATTCAATCAGCCAAGGAGATTAGCCATGAAGACCACCATCACGAAGAGCCGCTCGGGCCACTACACCGTCACGATTCGCGCCCAGTACGACGGCGTTGAGTTCACCCTGTACAAGCGCGGCAAGTTGTCGAGTCTCTTCAACGCGCAGCGCGTTGCCGGCGCTATCAAGCGCGACCTCGTTCTGCCGGGCGCCACGCTGTTGGCCGACCCCAACTATCGTCAACGAGCCTACCTCGCCGCCGACCGCATCGCGAAGGAGGTGATGTGATAATCCTCACCTTCCGCAAGACGCAGAACGCCCTGCAGGTCCCGGGCAAGAAGTCGGGCTCGTGGCGCCACATCCCCGCCGTGTGGACCGCGTACCGCGACGGCGTTGCGGTCGCAGACCTCGACCGCATGGGCAGCCTGTGGATGGTCTACAAGCCCGGCACGGCCGAGTACATCGCCGAGGGCGGCCGCACGCTGAGCAAGGCCAAGCAGACGGTCGAGAAACTTTTCGCCAACTGTTGACACCGGCAGAAACAGCCTGTACTATCTCCATCGTCGAATCATCAATCACCAGAGGAGACACCACATGGATACCCGCATCGACATGCTCGGCCAGTTGAAGGCGCAGGCCGCCGCTCTCGCCGAGAGCATCAAGGCCATCGAGACCGAGTTGAAGGCCGAAGGTCCGGCCAAGCGTCAGGGCGTGCTCTTCAGCGCGACCGTGTACGAGGTCGAGGAGCGCCGGGCGCTCGACGCCAAGGCGGCCGAGGAGAAACTGCGCGAACTGGGCGTGAGCCACCAGTGGTTCGCGGCGCACCAGAAGGTCGTGGCCGGCTACACCGCCGTGAAGGTGGGGGTGCGCTCGTGAGCGCCCCTTTCCCCTACGCCATCTCGTTGGCCCTCCTCGCCGGCAGTTGCAAGGGCCACGCCAAGGTGGCCATGCAGACGGCCCGGCGCACCGTGGACCCGTACCTGCGCGGGGTCTGGGTCCGGACCGCGCGCGCCCACCACCGCAACTACATCGTCACCCTGCAGGAAGTCCGCCAACGCGTCGGGGAGGTGCGCTCGTGAAGAACCTGCCACTCGCCCTCCACTTCGCCCTGTTGGCCGGCCGGTGCCAAGCGTGGCGCAACGAGTGCATGCGCAACGCACGCGCGGCCCCCGGACCGGAGCGGGCTCTCTTCGCCCGGTCCGCCCGGGTGTGGAACCACACCGCCCTGCGCCACCTCGAGCGCGGCAAGCGGTGGTACGCGGATGCCCTCGAGTCCGGGAGGTCTGTGTGAGCCCCGAAAACGACCGCATCGTGGACAAAATGGCCCATTGGCTCACCAGTGGCTCAATCCTCGCTACAACCCCGGGAGTACGCCCATGAGCGTTTCACAGGTGAGCCAATCGCCCGCTGACAGGGCTATCGGACGGTTCAATTACACCGTCTCGGTGCGCAAAGACCGAGCGTTCGGGCTCGAGTACGCCTTTGCCATGCAGCGGTACGAGGATGCCCTCAACGCCTGCGCGCACTGGGAAGCCCCTGAGAAGCCCGGTGAGCGGCGCGGGCCCGAGGGGACCTACCAGTGCTGCACCCGCGTCGTAGACGCTCAGGCGGCCTGTACGGCGGCCTACGAGATGCTGCTCACAGGGTGGCTGAAGTGACCGAAAGCGGCCGGCCCTTTTCACTGTTTCCCGCGTCCAGTTGGCGCAGGGTGTTTTCGCAGGAGGTGCGACATGGCGAACGAGCGTGAGTCTGTCCGGGCATTCAGGGAACTGGTGTACCGGTGTGAGTTGAGGCAGTCCGATGTGGCGTGGCTCTGTGGAGTCAATGTGAGGCAGGTTCGTGCGTGGAGCACTGGGGAATACCCTGTTCCGCAGTATGCGACGCTGCTGCTCACGGCTTATCGGGAGGGGCTCGTCTCGCCGAAGTGGTTGGTGAAGGTCATTGGGTCTGACCCGCCGTGACCAAGATACCCGGGCATTGTCTCACGGGCGATTCAGTCGTCCGTGGCCGGGGCTCTGGTAGATTCATGGGTCGTCGTTTCATTGGCAAACAGGAGGTAACTGCAAATGGCTGAAGAAGTGCAACCGAATCCCGTCTCTCAGGAGACCGTGGACCTGCTCAACCAAAGCGCCGTGCATCTGGTCGCGGGGCTCATCTGGCGCTGCCGGCCGGTGTGGCCGGAGACCGAGACGCTCGAGGAGCGGGCGGCCCAGATTGGGCACTGCTCTCAGTTCGTCCTCGACGCTCTGGGCAAGGTCCTGCAGCATCACGCGAGGGACTTGGTGATTGAGGAGCAGGTCCGGGCTCAGCAGGCTGCGATGGCGGCGATGGCCGAGAAGCCGGAGGTGACCCAGTGAGCGGCTCGGAGTGGGTCAGCGTCCATGACAGGCTGCCGGAGCAAGGGCTCTGGGTGCTCTTGGCCGGCGGCCGGGTGGGCAGTCCGTACATCGACATCATGGGCCTCGCCATCGTGAACTCGTGGGACCGGTGGGTGTCGCTCTCGGGCACGCCAATGCCTGATGGGGCGGTCATCGAGTACTGGTGCCCGCTACCGGAGACCGTTCATCTGGTGCCGCACGCCCTGCGCAAGCGCGAAGGGTCGCCCGACGAGGAGCCGCGGTGAGCCCGGAGGCCATCGGACTGCTCGAGGCCATCGGGCGGTATGTCCAGTGGTGGATGAGCGTCTTCGGGCTGTGGCTGCTCGTGGCGGCCCTCGTGGCTCGAGGCCTGAAGGGCCTGTCGTGAGCGGGCGCGCGCCGGCTACCTTGCCTGCCGCGGCCCGGCGGCCGGTGGACCGATGAAGGGGCTCCTGCTCTGGTCAGCCGCGTGGGCGGCCTACGGGTGGTTGCAGGGCACGAGCCCCCTCGGCATGGCCATCGTCGGCTTCGTCATCGGGCTGCCGTTCTGGCTCATCGGCGTGGCGCTCAGCGTCTTCGACCAAGCCTGCACCGAGGTGGAGGAGCGGTTCGACCAGTGGACCGCGCGCATCGGGAGAGACCGATGACTTGACTTTGGCGTGGCGCCGGTGTGTGTGGCAGAGAAGGTTCTTCGCCGTCTCGACCCCACACACCGGGCATCTCCATCGATGCCGATTGGTGCGCCACGACTCTGGGAATTCCGAATTGTGAAAGAGCGGATTGAGCCCAGATTTTACTCCACCGGGCACGCGAATGCTCTAAGTTTCTCGAGCAGTCTGCACGCGCTGCTGCAGTCGCGAAACCCCGCGCGCGCCCCACACCTGCATGACCATGGACCGCACCGTCGGGTCGTTGTACGCATCGGCCGGGTTGCAGTCGCTGAGCGCCGTCGCGATGCGGTCTCGCAGCGTCTCCATCACATCGGGCTCGACATGCTCACGCAGCGTCACGCGCGCGAGAACAGCATCGAGTAGCCGCAACCGGCCGAGCGGCGACTGAGCGGCAGCATCCACCCCTTTCTGCGCTTGCTTCATCAACCACTCGTCGCGCGCGACATCGGCCTGAACCTGCTCTTTCGTCTTCTTCGGCTTCTCGCCGGGCGCCAGTGTCTTCTTCAGCGGGAAGATGCCGGCCCAGTTGTTCGAGATGCTCTCGTCCACTGCCTCGCTCTGGTCCTCGCCCATCTGCGAGAGTTTCACCGCCGCAGCGCGTTCGCTCAGAGCGGTCTTGTACGACTGCTTGCGGCCCTTCTTGTATCCGAGCCACCGGTCGAACGCTTCGATGTCGAGCCCCTGCACGGTTCTCACATCGAACTGGAAACGCGGGTCGTTCTGCTGAGTGAGTTCGTTCATGTCTGCCATAGGTCCTCCTATCTTGATTCTGAATCCTATCTGTTGGGAGCCCGAGCAAAGAGCCCCCTAACCCCGCTGCACGCGATGGCAAAGAGCCCCTGCGAGTGACCTGTCGGTCGCCGTCGCACATCGAGCCGCCTCGGCAGTTTCACAAGCCCGAGGTCGTGGCTTACGCCAACCGGATTTGCACCGGCCCCACTTGCGGCAGATTGACCCGCCATACCGAGGGCGGGCAACAGAGAGGATTGGGGCGTGAGGCGGCGGTATTGACCGCTGACGCGAATGCGTCTAGGATTCGCCTCAATCTTCGCTGCTGCAACACGAAGCCTAGTGACCCTCGAGGTCGCCGTCAAGCCCCCGCCTAACCCGCGGGGGTTTTTCGTTTCTGGGTCCGAAAACTTTTCGTCCGTATTGACCTAGGTAAACATCTGAAGTACCGTTGTTGAATCTTTCAAAAGAGGAGGCAACGAACATGGCAATGATGCACGGCGCCGCTCCGGCGTTTCCGTTTCAGGACGGGTATGGCCGAGTTTCCGGCATGACCCTGCGGCAGTACTACGCGGGTCAGGCGTTGACGGGGTTGGTGTCATATGTTGTCGAAGGCGCAACTTTTGAAAATGTTGCCGAGGACGCCTACAAGATGGCCGACGCCATGCTCAAAGCAGAGCAGGAGGTGAAGTCGTGAGCGAACAACCCGAAGCCCTGAGTCTGGCTGATTACCTTGACCTGCCTCATGTCGGGCAACACAGGTCTGCCGCCGAACTGCGCCGCCAACACGCCGAGATTGAGCGGCTGCGGGAGGTTGGCGTTGGGTACTCGCAGCAGACGATGGATGCCGTTGTCCGAGAGCGTGAAAAATTGCGAGAGGTAAACGCGGAACTGTTGGAGGCGTTGCGGTTGGCTTTGTCGGCGCACGGCAGGATGCTGATGTCTGACCCGCCGCAGGACGCATGGAAGGCGCAAGGGGTAGAGGCGAAAGCCCGCGCCGCCATCGCCCGAGCCGAGGAGGTGAAGCCGTGAGCGTTCACTACATGGGAGCAGCAGCATTTGCGGCGTTGCAGTCTCGTCGCCGCGCACAAGCAGCGGAGCGCGAAAAAAACAGCGAGTCGCTGACCGTTTCGGACACGGTTAGGTGTGCGCTTGACGAGGGAAAACCGTGTCCGGAATGTCGCGGAATCGGCCAACCAGATTGCGACTTTCCAAATTGCTTTGAGGAGGTGAAGCCGTGAGCGAATCACAGGTTTTTGCTTTGTTGCTCATGGCCATAGTTGGCTTCGCTTGCGTTCCGGTTTTTATTGACGGTGGCAGCAAACGATGGCGCATCGCCGGAGCGGTGTGGGCTGCAGTGTGGTGGCTCCCGCCGCTCGTATTGCTTTGGGTCAAGGGGGTGTTCGGATGAGCGACAACATCACCCTGCGCCGCGCCGAAGCCGAGCAGATACGGGACGCATTGGCCTCGGGCAAGATGCTTTACGGTGCCCTCGCCACCCTCGCCGCCGCGCTCGCGGAGCCGGACGCCAAGCGGGAGCCTGCGACGAGGGAGCAGGTAGCCGAGGCGTACAAGGCAAGCGAAAGCGACGGCGGGAATGTGATTTATTGCGAAGCGTGGCGTGACGCCGAGCGGTTCCACGGAATCGCGAAGGAGGACAAGACATGACCGACCTGAGCGATTTGATAAATAACCTAGTGGACTGCGCTTGGAACGATGGCGCAGAAAAATTGAAGCGCCAGTCAGAGCGGACAGTACAAGCCATCGCAGCCCTCCGCGCCGCGCTTGCGGAGCCGGAGCCAACCGTCAAGGAATCCTTGACTGTTGACGCCACGCGGGAGCCTGCGACTTACGAGCAGGTTAAAGCGGCTCATGCAGCAGATTGCTACACGGAAGGGATTTACCGATGGCATGACTACCGCGTTGGTTGGCTAGCCGCCGAGCGGTTCCACGGCATCGGGGGGAGAGAGCGGCAGCCAACCGCTACCGGAATGTTAGGCGCCGAGGCTGACAAGGTGCTGACCGACGAGATTGGGTGGCAGCCCTGCCGATATCCCGTGTGCGTTGACGATAGCGGGCGCTGCGCTCGACTGTTTGCCGGCGAGTGCGCCGGCCCGAACGGGGAAAAACGAGGCGCTGCT